GCAAGCGACTGGATAATCACATCGGACAGGGCGACGTTAGACTCAGCCAGGCGGTTTATCGCTTCCGTCTGCTCTCGCTGTGCTGCTGTTTGTTCTCTCAGCGCTGCTATCAGCGCGTTTACCAGTTGCTCGTTCATAGGCTATTTTCGACCACTTTTTTAACCATTCACGCCGACGGCGGCACCCTTCACAGGCCATTTGTAACCTCAAGTCCCAGGAATTTTGCGATGCTGTTTCAGAATTGCATCAACACCGAACGGAATAGAGTTAACGCTGTCGCTACTAACAGGCTCCCGGTTTTCATACCAGTGCGAAACCAACAGCATCAGGGCCAGTTTGATATCGGCCTCGATTACCAACCCGTCAGGGTCGTCGTCTGGAACAGCGTTATCATAAAGACGGCAATTTGTGATTTTTTCAGCGTGCTTCAAAGAGGCATTGAGGTAGAGAGTTAACATCACATCCTCTGTATCGTCATCGCTGTCGATACGGCACTGGTAACGAAGCTCATTTACAGAGGGCTTCATTTGCCTTCACCCCGCTTATTACCGACTTTAGGCTTAACAGTTGTTTCAGTTTCCGGTTGTTCAGTGCCGTCAAGAATCCCCATTTGAGCAGCAACCTCAAGAGCGCGCTCAGGAAGTGATCCAGCCTCATATTCACCGGCGGGAATGTTTATGATCTGAATGCCATCAGGTGACCATTTCAGGTCTTTTTTCAGCAGCATAATGACCTCCATAAGAATGGGGCCGAAGCCCCATCAGATTATGCGCCAGCACCGATCTGCAGCAGTTTGATGGCCTGAGAATCGGCCAGCATTCCGCCGGTACGTTTGGTGGTGTAGAAACCAACGAATGGTTTGTTGGTGTACGGGTCGCGGAGGATGCGGGTACCAATGCGATCAACGATGGTATAGCCACGTTTAAAGTTACCGAACGCAATGGCTTTCGCATCAGCTGCGATATCAGGCATTTGCTCATTCTCAGCAACACCATAACCTGCCAGAGAGGAGGGTTGGCCCAGCTCAAGACCCGGACGCCAGAGATAGTTACCCTCGGAGTCCTTCAGAATGCGAACGGCAAACAGGCTGTTGTTGTTCATCATGAACTTAGCACCGTTGCGGTGCACCTTGCGCAGGGTGTAGACCAGTTTGATAATCGCATCGGCAGTCACACCAGCCGCCGCACCGGAAAGAATGTGCTGCAGCGTGCCAAAGGCACGGGTTTTATCGTCCTCCAGAGTGGAGGCGTAGGCCAGAAAGCCTTTCGGTTTTTTCGTACCGTTGCCGCTGGTGAAAGCGATTTCTTCCTGTTCGGAGAACTCAACCGCCAGTTCGCTGTTGATCCAGTCTTCTACATTGAAGAAGGCATCATCCAGCATCGTTTGGGTTGCCTGAGGGTTTCCGTAGATTTCCCCCATGAACGGTTCAATCTGAGCGAGTTTAGACGCATCAGTAGCTGGACGGAGATCGGTTTCACCGACCCAGCCGGAAGCGGTGCCGCCAAGGTTAACCAGCTTTTTATAGTTGGCACCACCAACGGTGATGGTTGTCGCCTCCTGGCGCATCACTACCTCATCTTTCAGAAGATTGAGAATGGTGCGATCCAGCTCTTCCGGGACGGCATAGCCGCCATCTTCATCCACGCCAACCTGCAGGGCTTTACGCTCCAGATCACGCAGTCCGTCATCCTTACCCTTTCGCATAAAGTCGATGAAAGCGGTTTTGTGCTCGGTTGCGGCCTTGCTTTGAGTGCCGCCAGCGGGACGCTTAACCTGTTTAAGCTCATCCTCCAGCGCGGTTTTCAGCTGATCCAGCTCGGTCAGCTTGCCGTTAAGTGTTTCAACTTCTCCGGCCAACTTGCCTTTTTCAGCTTCGATAGTGTCAATGCGCTTATCATTTTTCGCTTTAAAATCATCGAATTTTTGCTGCAAATCCTGCGCGACCTGCTCAACGTCTTTAATTTCGACTGCCATAATTCAACTCCTGATTAAAATTTGATGTTTTTCAGTGCATCCAGTGCGGCATCCACACCATCAGCGTCACGCTGAGAGAGGTTGCCATAGCCCCCGGCCATGAATGCTTTGGCCTGGGTGCGGGAGAGCCCAACATCGCGCAGGACCCGTTCAATACTTTTCTGGGATGGTGTTTCACCACGGGCAAACGCGCTTTTAACATCGCTCACCCGCGCTTCATCATTCGATGGAAACGTTACGGGGCTGACCTCCCAAAGGTCGATCTCCTTGAGGAGAAACACGCCTTTCTCGCGGTCGTATTCCCAGTCTTTGAGCATGTAACCAATAGAAAGGCCGGTTAAAGAACCGGCCTTCATGTGGGCATGCGCTCGCTTTGAAAGAGGATCATCATCAATGAGTAACCGGCCTTTGACATATAAGCCGACGTCATCCTCTTTCATTTCGGTATAAACCCCGATAGGTTCATCCATCTGATGCTGCCAGAGCATGGCCGGAAGTGCGTTTTTCTCCCGCCATGACTGAAGTGATTTACTGAAAGCGCCGGGAACAACGACATCGTCGTAACTGTCCTTAACGCCAAACACAGAGCCATAGCCTTCAAACTCCCCGCTGTCGCTGACAGACTTTAGCTTCAGCGGAATATCCAGCCGCTGTTTAGTCATCGGCATCATGTTGTTCCTCGGTTGTTTTGCTCTTATTGCTGTCAGACGGCTTGGTCGTCATATTCATCGGCGTCAGATAAATGTCACCGCCAGAGCGCGGGTTCATATCTTCCAGTTCACGGCAGTCGTTTGGTGAGTAAATGCCCCAGTTAATACCGGTTGAATACGATTCAAATCTTGATTTCATATCCCCACGCAGCAAAGCACCGGCATTAAACTTGGCATAATAGGTGCCCTGCTTCGATTCCTTCACCAGCCCCACGTTTATTCGCTGCTCAATACGGGTCATGTACGGAACGAGTGAATAGTTGATGAAGCCAATGCCAAGGTTTTCAATATTGTTGAAGGTGGCGCGGTCAGTGTTCTGCACCATATGCATCGGCACCCTGTACAGGCGGCAGATTTCCTCCAGCTGAAATTTTCTGGTCTCAAGAAACTGGCTGTCTTCGGCGTTGAGTCCCATCGACTTCCAGTCAAGGCCCATTTCAAGAATCATCGGACGATGCGCATTGCTGAGCCCAAGGTGGCGATCCTCAAAATCTTTTCTCAGCCGTTCATAGGCAGCATCAGTCAGCGTTTGCTCGGTACGGAGAACGCCAGAAGTGACCGCACCATTTGCGAACAATCGGGCGCCGTGTTCTTCTGTCGCCATACCCAAAGAAATGGCCTCCCTTGCGTATGCGATTGGGTTCAGACCAACCAGCCCGTCAAAGGTCAACGTCCTGACGTGCCAGATATCATCCTGACCCAAAACATCCGTCGAACCATCAGGGAAAGTGACCTGATACACCGGTTGCCACTGACTGTTAAGCTTAGGGTCAACGCAGCCCGGATCAATGGGTAAAAGCTCGACCACCTCACCCAGCGCTTTGACCTTGTAGGCATAAAAATTACCGCGCAGGCAAAGACACACAATGACCAGCTCCCAGAACTCCTGAGGGGTCATATAGTCATTTGGCTTCATGATCAGTAATTTATGCAGCCTTTCAGAGGTCGCTTTTTGCTTGCTGTTACCAGTGATTTTGTACAGGTTGCAGGGAAGCATCCCCATAGACTCAGCCAGAACTCTTATGCAACCAAAGACTGCTGTAAGTCGCATCGCTTTCTGGCTGCTAACGCGCTTTCCAGTGTAGGTGTCGTAAGTCATCCCTACAGCTTCCGCCAGTTCCGCTGGCGTCGTGACCGATGCGGTGCTTTTCGTAAACATTCCGGGGAAAAACATTAGCCACCCTCCCTAGATTCAATTTTCCAGTTACCGGAAAGGGAGCGGGATACAAGCCATGACCAGAGCAGGCACAGAATACCGCCTGTAATGTAGCCAGCAGGGGGGTAAATAACCCAGGCACCGAATGAGAGCAGAATAGCCCCCAGCACACCAACAAGTGGCGCGAGTATCATCAGGATCATAATTGCCTCTTAAAGTGAGCGCACGCCATAGCTTTCGAGATGATTTGAAAGGGTTTCTTCCTTTTCAAATAACATTGCCCGTCCAATCGCCATAATCAGAGCAACAGCCCCATCTATTTTATTTTCGTTTTGCTCTTTAATTGGCCGAACAACATCATCATTTCCAGGCAGGTGCTTACCCACCACGTTTGAAATACACCAGGTCATTATCGGATTACCGTCATGATGAAATCGACCGGACTCTACAGCGGCCTCAAGCTCTTTCATCGGGTCAGACATGTTGGTGTAGTTCTGGATAATGGTTATAGGGTTGAGCTGTTCATCAGCAAGCTGATGAGAAAGGTTTGTTGCACCGTGCGGGTCAATTGGGCTTTGTTCAACCGGAGTTTGCTGATTATCACGCTTGGCATCTTCAAGTATTACTCGGTAATCAATTTCCGCACCATCAGTCACGGTGATATATCCTGCTTCAACCCATTTACGGTAACGCTCAGCGGTGCGGTGATCGTCAACATCGTTGCTGTATACGGTGTCATACGGAACATAGAAGCGCGGAGATATACAGTAATAATGCCGTTTCCCATCTATTTCACGGGTAAATAGCCGAACCTTAGAGTTCATATCCAGCTTGCGCGCAAGGTCAAAAGACAGAATGCAGGGCTGTCCTTCAAACTGCTCAATGGTGAGCGTCTCATCCTCACATTTTCGCCAGCTTAACAGGTTGAAATAAGCAGCACGTGCGGCGACCCAGATATTCAGGTGTTTCGTTTTGAATATCCCGGCCATGCGGGGATTATTTTTGGCCCTGCTTTGCTGGCTTAAGAGGAAATCCGAGTAAACCGACACCCCCATATTGGGATTGGCTTTGTGAAGAACAGCGGGATCGGTCCAGTCATCACCCTCATCAACGGTGTAAATGACGCCAAAAAGCTCATCATTCGGCACGGTTCCGTTCAGCATTTCGATAACTTCACGACGCTTATCGTAGCAAGGCCCCTCAATGTTATAACCAGCAGTGGTTATAGCCCACATAATCGGCTGTCTGCGGGCCCCCATGCCGGTGATCATTGTGGTATACAGCGCATCGCTTTCGTGCTCGTGATATTCATCAACAATAGCGCAATGCGGTGACTGCCCGTCACCAGGATTACCGATCAGCGGTTCAAATCTGGCGCCATCTTCAGGACGGCTAAGGTTCTTGGCGTTAACCTCTATTCCAAAGGCTTCAACGAGTAGTGGCGTGCGTTTGCACATCAGCCGCGCAGGTCGAAATACTTCCCATGCCTGCTTTTCAGTGGTTGCACCGGAATACACCTCCGCACCAAATTCACCATCACAGGTGAAACAAAAAAGCGCCACACCGGCGCTTATCGCTGACTTCCCGTTTTTCCTGGGGATTTCTGTATAGACCTCTCTGAATCGGCGCAGCCTGCTGCCTTTATGAACCCATCCAAAAGCGCAGCAAATAATAAATAATTGCCAGGGTTCAAGGGTAATAGGCATCCTTTTAAATGCCCATTCACCTTTGGTGTGCGGGAGAAGTTGAATAAACCGTGCGGCACGCTCAGCAAGGTCTTTATCAAAGCGGTATCGAAATTTCTTTCCCTGCGATTTTGACAAATCGTCGATATGTCGCTGGCAGGCATCAATGACATACTGGCATGCCGGAATCTTTCCGGCGACAACATGCCTTGCGTACTGATTTGCAGCGTTAACGTTTGGATAGGCTTTTCGGCTCATGGCGTGATCATCTTCAGGAATGGGTTTTCGTTCTTTTTCTTCCCGGCCAGACCGACCAGGCGCTGTCGGCTGCTGGGGTCCAGCCCCAACATTGAACCGGTAGAACTCATTTCCGATTCCTGTTCTTTTTTAGCCGTAAGTTCAGGGTTTTTAATTTTCCCGCCCATTGCGCCAGTGATGGATAAACCATCAACAGCTATATTTTTTACCGCCCTGCGCCAGAACTCATAGGCAACGCACCAGCGCTCCAGTACTGCAAGATCGGTCACGCAGAGCAAGCCCTGTCCGCATAATTCTTTGGTCGTCAGCTCCCACATGATGGATGCTAACGGGAGTTCCTCTTCTGCAAACCAGTCCGGAGGTGCTACGCCATTGATGGGGGTGAATACTGGTTCTTCTTTATTCAGGGCTCGCTTGCCGGGGTTTCCGGCCAGCTCCTTGCGCGCCGTTGGCTTTGGTCTACGCCCGGAACGCCCCGCCGTTCCAGCCATAAGCGTTACTCCTGGTTAAATTTCATTTTTCGCGGGTATAAAAAATTGA